GTCCATTGAACGAGGTCCGACTCGTCGAAGTTGTAATCAAAGCTCTCCATCGTCGCCCACCCGATCCAAGTATCTCCGGCCGCGTTCGTCGCGCGGATGTGAACGGGCTTGTCCGTCACGGTTGCATGGAGATAGTTCGTGTCGATGCAGTATTCGAGCGCGGCATCGTTGTCGTCGCTCTGTCCGTCGACTGAGCCCGCCCAACCGCGGCGCGTCGTGACGTAATCCTCCCAGCCGGCGTTCTCCTTGTTCGTCGCGTCGACATCCGACTTCGAGAACGAGAGCCCGCCTCCTTTTTGCTGAGGGAGGTCGGAGAAAGAAGGAGAGCCTTCACTCTCCGCCGTGTCGATGGCATACAGCCAATTGATCCCAGTTTCTACGGCCATGAGAGCCTCCTATGATGTGACGTTTTGCACTTGGAACTCGAAACGGATGATGGCGTGTCTGACGATGTATTCCGATTGCTCTTCGCGTTCCTTGAACGCCTCTCCGGACACCCACATCGACTTTACTATCTGGAACGGAGCCGCGATCGGGAGAAGCTCCTCCGAGGTCGTGAGCGAGCGAACGATGGCATCGACAATCTGGTTCGCCTCCTTCATTCCCGCCGCGCCTGAGTAGACGTGGATGGCGTGTTCGAAGCTGCTAACGTTCCGCGACTTCGAGCCATCATTGTCGAACGTGACGATGCCGAGATCGATGTAAGGAAACTCCGGAGAGTCCGGAGCATCATCGTAGATCCGGCCGTCGAGGTTGGTGAAGAAAGTCTCGACGCCATACGTTGCATCGGTGAGGCGTTGAAAGATCGCCTCCTGAAGAGCGGCAAGAGGGACAAGTTCAACGGACATTCGGCCGAGCCTTTCGCATCGCGTCGACTGCTACGATCTTCTGGACGCGCTTATCGAACTTCGGCCCGACGATGTCGATCTGCTTATAGAAAAACGGCCGGCCCGTCCGCCCTTTCCTTCCGCCCTCCTCGACGACGCCATACTTCGCATAAACCTTCACGCCGGCCGAGATTGTCTTCGCTCCAAACTTCTCCGACTTGCCGCGACGGACGCGGATAGAACGACGGAGAACGCCATCGTCGACATAGACCTCGGCGCGCGCGAGATCCCTAATCTCTACGGAGGAGCGCTCCGTTTCTCGGGCGACACCTTTCTTGATGAACTTCGTCCACCGTCCGAAAGTCGCGACAACCTCGCGAGTCCCTTTGACGTTAACGAGAGACTTCTTCCCCGTTCGAGCGCTTATCCCGGCATCCGACTGACGATGCGAAGTTCGAACGATGCTCTGTTGGCCGAAATAGCTACTGAGACCCATCGCGCTTCTCCCGACAAATCAACCAAAGCTCGCGATTACGTTCGTCGACATTTCGGATGCCGATGATGTTGTACCTCGAGCCTGAATAAACGACTTCCATCGAGGTTGTCACGCCTGCGACATAACGGATCTCGAAGCGCTTGACGGAGTCTCCGACGATGGCTCCTCCGACCGACGCGCTATCCGACTCGACGTCGTGAATCTCGGCCCAGGGTCGATGGTGCTCCGCCCAGACGAACGTAGCTCCTCCGCTCCCGTCATCGGTTCGAGTCTTCGACTCGATGGTGATTCGCTTCCGCTTCTGTCCGGCCCTTACGTTCGGCATCAGAGTTCCGGGATCTTGTACGGGAGCATCAAGCTCTCGATAGTGAAAGGCACCTTGCGAACAATCGTCGCCGCGATGGTTGGCTCTCGGTTTTCGTACCAGTTGGCGATGAGGAGCCCGCAAGCGCTCGCGAGAGCACCGGGGACATCTTCGCCGTCCGGCCCGTAGCCGGTTTGATAAGTCACGCGCGCGCCATCGAAGACGTAACGCGCGGATGGCCATTGCTGAAGATACGCCAGATGGATCTCGGCCGGCTCCGCGGCTTCGTCGACCTCGAAGTCCGTCCCCTCGACGAGCGCCGTATAATTCCCCGTGTCGAGATCCCTGTACTCGAGAGTCGTAACGGAGATGAGCGGAGGCCGCGGGAGAGAGATCGGCTTACTATCGATCGGGAACTCGAGGAGCCGAAGCTGGATAGTTTTCGTCGTGAGCGCGCGACGGGTAAAACGCTCGACGTACTCACGCGCTGCGACGACAAGACGAGCGATGAGAACATCGTCATCCGATGCCGTTACTCGGCACTGTAGCTTGGCCTCCTCGAGAGAGAGCGGCTCAGCGACCGATGCGGTTGTGATCTTCCAGGACATCGGGACCTACTTCTTCGGCTCTTCGGCTTTCGGCTCTTCGGCCGCGGCCTTCTTCGCTTTCGGATCCGCGTCTTCCGCGATGAGGTTTTTGATCCACCGCGCGGCGCGTTCGGGCGAGACGTCGAGGACGTCGCCGAGCTTCCCCCATCCCGGCTTCGAAGTGATGATTCTGATTTTTGCCATGCTGGCCTCCTTCTTTACTGAGGAAGAGACAACCAACCGACGCGGAGATAACTCCGCGCCGGCCGGGTCTCAAAACTAATCGACGATCGCGGACTCGACGATGTCCTGCGGATAGCGAGGATCGCCGAGGATGTACAGAATGCATCCGAGCTGAGCGTTCACCCCGATGTCCGCGACTCGAGCGCGGACGCAATCGAAACCGCCCTCGACATCAAGCTCTTCGGCGTTGATGTCGACAACCCAGATGGCTTGATCCTCCGCGGACGTCGCATCCGTGTAGGTTGCGATGGGAGTCGTCCGCTTCGTCGCGGTATAAGTCCCCGTCGCCGTCAAGACCGTGTCTTGCTTGACGTGAATCGTCTCGAAGACGAGCGCCTTCGCGCCCGTACCCGCGACCGCGGAGGCTTGCTCGAGAGTGAGCGTCGGGTCGTCGCCGGCCGTGCCTACTCCCTTGAAGAATACGATGGTGATCTTCCCATATCCCTTGAGGGAGACCCAGTCGCCATCGTTTGCGCCGGTCGCGAGATTGACGGGGGGAACCGCCGAAACAATCTGATGACGCTCTACGAATTTCGTTCCCATTCTTTCGGACCTTTCTTGATTTTTCGGTGGAGACTACGCGCGCGCGGCGAGAGCGACGAACGGGCTTGTCGTGTTCGTTCCGTTGAACGGAGTTAGCGCCGCGTTGACCCATGGCTCGCCGTCGAGTTCGAACAAGAAACGGAAGGCCGTTTCCGCGTAGTCGAAGCGAAGATGCATCGACATCGCTTGATTGACTCCGCCTCGAAGGCCGACCGCGTACGCGGAGAGATCCGCGAGAACGATGTCGCCGAGATCGCCAACCGTTTGACAATACTCGATGGGGATCACTGGCCGTCCGAGGATCCGTCCTACCGGCTCTTGGCCGAAAGTCCCTGGCGGGATATAGAGCGGCCATCCTCCGACATTCTCCGTCCCCGCAACATTCTTCGCGGTTCCGTGGAGCCTGAAAAGCTCCGGCTCGACGTCCGGATTGATGAACCAGACCGCGGTCGGCCAGGAACGCGAATGCATTCGCGCTTTCATCTTGTAGATGTTCTCGGCCAGAACCGTGTCCGCGACCTGGCTTGTCTCTTTCGCGACGGAGATGAGCGCGGCCGAGTTCATAATCCCGAGCGGCTGCCCCGCTCCCGAACCGTTGATGATCCCGTTCCCCGTAAGGAAGTTAAGCTCATCACTCGCGGCGCGCGTGAGGAATTGACCGAGAGCGAGAGGCGAGTTCCGGAGGAGCTTGTCCGTGACGTACCCGAAAACATAAAGCTCGTTCGGCTCGAGTTTCATCTCGGCGAGCTTCGGCTTCGAGGCCGTCATCTGAGCGGCCTCAGACTTCCAGTACCCGCGGACGCCTCCCCATCGCGAACCGTTGGCGCGGCTGGTTTCGTGGACGCGGACAAAAGTCAGCGACTCACCCTCGACCGTGTACTGGTCGCACCGCGCGAGGAGTGAATCACTCGCACTCACGAAGCGATCATAGATCCCCGTAGCGAATTGCGGAGGAACAAGAAAGCCGCCATCCGGCCCGACTGCCTGATTCATTCCGGTAGCCGCGGCGAGAGGCCGCAAGCGCTCATCGATCCGTCCGCCCATATGCGGGTCGACGGCCATCACCGCGATGCCAAGTTCGCCGAGATCGGCGAAACCTCCGCGAGCCTCGAGTTCGTGATCTCGAGCCTCCGCGGCCGGTCCTGGCGGTGCGTCGTCGCGGACGCGGCGCGTCGGGTCGACCCGTTGTTCCGTCGCATCAGCGGCAAGCTGGAGCCGTTGACGACGGCGCGCGGCCTTCTCGAGTTCCTCAGCGGAAGCGAGGTCGCGATCGTGAGCCTCGAGGAGCCCATCAACCTCCGTCGCTTGTGCTTCCGTTAGCTCTCGGCCTTCCTCGGTCGCGGCCGCTTGGATTGCCTGAGCCTTCTCAAGATGCGCCGCGGCATCTTGGCGCAGTTGGATCGGGTCCATTTTTTTTCGATGTCCGTATCATCACGTTATTGCTCTCGAGGCCAGGAAGTAGGCTAAGAGCTTGCGTCGTGAGATACGGCATCCCGGCTGGACTCGGCAACCGGAGGCCGCTCCTCCCCGTTCCCGAGCACCTCACGCGACGGCGTGAGGGAGGAGTCGAGGGAGCTTCCTTGCTTCCAGACTTACCCTCTCCGCGCGGCGTTGTCAATCCGCGCCCGCGCGATGGCTCCATGCCTCGAGCGCGGAGCTCGGACAGAATCCCGGAAGTCCTCGAGAGCTTCGTCGAGACTTTCGACCCGATCGATGAGCCCCATAGAGAGAGCCTCCGACGCGAGGAAGACTCGCCCATCCGCCCATTTCTCGACGATCGGCATCGCGACTCCGCGGCCCTCCATCACGGCTTCGAGGAAGTGAGCATTCACCGCGTCGACACGTCCCTGGAAGTACGCCAGATGCTCATCGGTGACTTCCGCGCCCATTGCGCCCGCTCCCTTGAACTTCCCCGTCGAGAGGACGTGAACGACGATGCCGGCCTCCTCCGCGGCTTGCGAGGAGTCCACGAGAACCGCGACCGTCCCGATCGACCCTACTTCCGTTGTCCGCGAGGCCGACACGATGTCCGCTTGCGCTCCAACCCAGAACGCCGCGGACGCCATGAGATCGTCGCCGAACGCGCGGACGGGTTTCACAGAGCGAGCCGCGCGGACATCATCCGCAAGCTCAGCCGTCCCGCCAACCGTCCCGCCAGGAGAATCGATGAGAAGGAAGATGCCGGAGATGTCCGGATCCTGCATCGCGGCGCGGACTTGTCGCCGGATCTTTACCGTCGAGGCTCCGCCGAAAGAGCTTTCGCCTTTCGTCATCTGCCCCTCGATCTCGATGAGCGCGATGCCGGATCGGTCGACGTCGAAGCCGGCATCGTGTCGGCTCTCGACCGCGCCGAGAACGAGAGCCGCGCGCTCGCGCTTCGCCTCCCTCGCTTCGCGCTCCTCCTCGGTTTCTCCGTCGCCATCATCCCAAGCTCCGGGAGAGAAGGTCCCATCGCGGACGGCTTGAACCGCGGAGCAAAACCATCGAGGCTCGACACTCCAGAGCCCGAAGTGCTGAGCGGCGCATCGTTGTCGTCTGTTAAAGCTCATCGATAATTCTTTCTGCGAGCACTCGAGCCCGCGACTCCCAGTCCAAAACAAAATCCGCGAACTCTCCGCGCACAAACGCCGCGAGCGCGTTGGCTTCTAGCTCCTCGAGATGGCTTCTCACCGCGAGGTCGACGGAGCCGCTCTCCTTCCCGATCGCCATCAAGAAACAAACAGCCGGAGTCCGGAAGATATCGTCGGCCGTCGCCTCTTGCTTCTCGATCCATCCCGAGAGCCACGACGAGAACCGCGCCTCGTCCTCTTCGAACTTCTTCGCCGCACGCCGCATCGCGTTCGCCTCGAGCGCGAGGACTCGTTCCGCGGCTTCAACGAAACTCGGGAGGAGATACGTCGTCGCCTTGTCGCGCCGCTCGCCGCCCTCATCTTCCGGAGCTACCGCGCCGGGTTGCGCCTTGTCTTTCTTCGCGTTCGCTCCCGACGCGGCGTCTTCCGCGCGCTGCAAGTTCATCGGGATGTAGTACGTGTCTCCGCCCTCGATAGGGTTCTCCCCTTCCTTGTCGCGGATGTCGTTTTGCGAGAACGCGCCGACGTGGAACATCCGTCGATTGTATTCCGATCGAGACTTCTGATCCCCGCGGAGAAGCTCCTCGACGCGATGCTTCGCGAAGACGTCCGTATCACTACGGAAGCGGAATATCTTCTTTTTGATCTCTTGCTCCCATCGAACGAGCCAAGAGAGAAGCCCTTCCATCACATACTGGATATTCTCGCTCTCAATGTTCGAGAACGTCGCGCGCTTCAAGTGCTGGATTTTATGCGGAGGGACTCGGAACCACCGCGCCATCTCCTCGACCGAAAACTCTTTCGACTGGATCCATTGAGCCTCCTCCGGCGCAATCGTCAGCCGTTGCCATTCCATCCCCTCCTCGAAGACAAGAGGCTGACCCGTGTTCTCGACTCCCTGATACTTCTCCGCGAATTGCTTTCGAAGCCTCTTCTGAGCGTCACCCCCAAGCTCGCCGGGATGGCGAATCACTCCGGACGGCCGCGCGCCGTTTCCGAAAAACGCATTCCCGAACTCTTGAACCGCGAGCCCGGTTCCGATCGACTCGGCCGCGACTCTCGCGATCGACCATCCCATCAAACCGTTGCCGCCGAGCCCGTGGACGTGGAGAACGTGGTCGCAATCGAGAAGGAAAGCCTCGTTGTCGTCGTTGCGGATCTCGTAAACGATCGAGCCCGAGGGAGCGCCCGCGGCTTCGGGAACCTTGAGAGAGAGATTCCCATCCACGCTATCCGTATCGCGATGGACTCTCACGCGGTTTGGATGAATCGGGTAGAGAGCTTTCAATCGGCCGCGGCCGTCAAATTCAATCTCCGCGTACCCGTTCCCCCATCCTAGCGCGTGAGCCGTGAGCGTCTCGCGAAACGCCATCGCGGTCATATCGGGATTAGGGTTGTTCAAGAGGACCCAATACGCCGGATGGTCGTGAAGCTCCTCCTTCCCGCGCGGCTTCTCTTTGCGGTACGTGATGAGAGGGAGCTTGCCGACGTCCTCAGATATCACGCGCATCGCTGCGTAGTATCCCGAGAGCGCCGTCGCGGTCTCCGGCCCGACGCCGGCTCCGGCCTTCGTTCTCCGGCCTCCGCCCGCCCAATCCGTGAGCCACTTCGCCGGGTTGCGGAGATCACTAAGGCTGATGCTCGCGAGGAAATCGCCAATCATTTCGCTTTCCTCCGTCCGGTCGTGAAGAGGTCGACCCAAATAAGAGCGCCCACCGCGATGGGCGCGGACGGCCGATGCACGAACCAAAGCCCGACGCCAATGAGCCCGAGAGCCACGACAACCGGGAGAACCTCGACGGCCGCGACGGCCAGGAATTTCTTCATCTCACATCTCCAGGAAGCCGCGCCGCTCATAGACGCTTTCGGCTGAGCAAGGTCCCGCCATCCATCGGCCGATCGCCATAATAGCCGCGACCATCCCATCAATTTTTTCGAAGCTCTTCTTCTTCGACGGTCGGAGTCTACCACTATGATCCGTGTCGACGGCCAAGTTCTTCGCCATCCACCGGAGCACCGGATGCCCTCCGTGCCGGAGCTTCTCCGAGATGATGAGCCGCTCGAGCTCCTTCGTCGGCGCGTTCATATAGAGAAAACTCTGTCCGAACATCACGCGCTCGATGTTCTCACTCTCGAGCATCGAGGCGACGGCCGTCGCGTTCGCCGGGTCAAGCGCGACCTCTCGGATCTTGAAGCGCTTGGAAAGCTCGACAACTTGAGCGACGAGATATTGATGATCAACGACGTCCTCGGATCCGACCGTCTCGAGGAGAAGGCCGCTCGCGAGCCATTCTTTGTATCGGACTTTGTCACGCACCGCGCGCGCGGCCGCGGCGCGTTTTGGAATGTAGAGAAACGGGAGGAGCGTGTACCCGATGCCCGTGTCGCCTTCGTCTTTGAAAACCAAAACGATGGCCGAGATATCCGTCGTCGCCGAGAGGTCCATCCCACAAACGCAATCACGGCCCTCGAGCGCTTCGATGTCGATCGGTTCGCCGCAAGCATCCCAAAGCTCGATCGGGAGGAAGCGCTCGTCTTGCTCCGTCCGCATATTGAGATGGAGCCGCTTGAACTCGTTCTCGAAGCGCGGGATGCTTTGCGCTCGATTGCACTTCTCTTGTAGGTACTCCAGAGAGACGGAGACTCCGAGGTTCGGATTCGCTTCCGCCCATACTTCCGGAGCCGTCCAGTCCGCCTCTTTATCCGTCTCCCAAATCGCCGGGAGAAAGTACGGATCATCGACGTCACCATCGCGAACCTTCTTCGCGTAGTCGTGCTTCTCATTGCAGACCGAGTTCGGACGCTCATAGTCGGCCGTCGTGATGCAAAACGTGATGGGGTCCGTCCTCGTTCCCATCGAAGTCTCGAGGACGTCGATTAACTCGGGCGAGTCGTGAGCGTGAAGCTCATCGATAACGATCATGTGAGCGTTGAAGCCGTGTTTCGTCTTCGCCTTCGACGTCACGGGTTGAAACGTTCCGCCCTTATACGTGATGGCCTTCGTGAAAACCTCCGCAGACGAGGAGAGAACGTCGTCCTGGAGAATCATTTGCTTCGCCATGTCGAAGACGATGGTCGCTTGCTCTTCGTCTCCCGCGGCTGAGTAGATCTCCGCGCCCGGTTCGCCGTCCTGGAAGAGCACAGCATCCGCCGCGCCCGCGGCTAAGAGGCTCTTACCGTTCTTGCGCGGGACGTAACAAAACACCTCGCGATAACGCCGCGTTCCGTCCGGTCGATACCATCCGAAGAGGTTCGCGATGATGCCGACTTGCCATCTCTCGAGGAGAAACGGCTCGAGCGCGAATCGCTTCCCCTTGACGTGGGTCAAACAGAGTTCGAAAAAACGAACAACGCGCTCCGCCTTCTCTTCGTTGAAGACGCACGCGCCCGCGTCGCGATGCGGATCGTATCCGGGGAGCGCCATGATGGCGTCCTGGAGATCATGCGAGGAGGTCTTGCTTTGCATCTATTACCGTCGCCTCCGCGGTCTTGCCGGTCGGCGCTCTGACTTCTCTCTTCCCAAAAACTCCCGCGACGATGCTTGTCCGCGCCGCGGGAGATAATCCGATCTCTCTCTCGAGCGCGCGGAGTTGCGTCGATAGCTCCGCGGCCATCCTTGCCTCCGGTCGAGCGCGCACGCTCTTAACGCGCTTCTCGTCTCCCGTCCCTTCGTACGTCGTGAAGGTATGGCCTTCGGCGCGGATGATCTTCTCAAGCTCACGCCATCGACCGTATAAGACGCAATAGCGCTCGATGACTTGTCCATCGAGGAGAGTGAGAAGGCCCATCTCGTCAAGGATCGGGACGAGCATATCCCAAAGGTCGAGCGCGTCGCCTTGCACGATGGGAGAGACGGGAGGTCGACCGGCCGCGAACTCGACCGCGGCATCCTCGATGTTTCCCATCTCCTCCCGACGTTTCACGAGGTTAGAGCCTTGCCGTCGAAGAGTAGCGAGCGGAGTTTTCGGAGGACCCTTGCCGGCCATTTCACGAGGCTCCTATAGGCGAAGAAAAAAATCTCGCGCGCGCGCGCGCCCGGTCAACCCAGGGGTCGCTCAGTCAAGCGAGGCGTTTTGTTGCGAGAACATTCACCGTCGTGACGGCTGAGTATGTGACGGCGACTTGACCGGAGGCGTTGTTATACCTCCCGGTTTCGAACGGCCCGAACATCAGCCGCTTCGACGCGCCGACCGTCACCGCGAGGTTGTGCGTCGAGCCTTGATCGCACTGAGCGACGCCGGCAAAAGTCACCGTGATGGAGCTTCCTCCGTTGTCGACGATGAAAAAGGTCTTGCCGTCGTTGGCGAAGACGTCACCTCCGCCCGCGGCCGCGACTTCGTCATCCGTGATGTTCACGCCGGTCGTCCGGCTGATGTTCGAGACTGTGAGAGTTGCCATCTGGATCTCCTATCGCACGAAAAAAGGACGTCTCAGAGGAGTCAAGACGCCCTTAGAAAAGAAGTGAAGAGAAAACGCGGGCTCGCCGCGCGATCGAAAGTAACGCGGGAGACGTTCGCACGCAAGGCACGAAAAACGGGAGGCCCTGCACCTTCCCGCGCAAAGTCTCCCGGAGAACCGTCCAACACTCCCCCCCATTCGAGGGAGATTCCGTCGAAAAAATCACGAGAAATCTGGACAGCGTTTTTTCTGCGGTTTCTACCGGGTGGCTCGATTTTAGCCGCTCAGACTTTCCCCCGATATTGCGTCGG